TTTACTAGAAGAGGTGCTATGGCTAGAGCTACTGCTGAAATGTTAACAGAAGAAGAAAAGCAACTTGAAAGAGAAGATTTAGGCACAATGGAATTGCCTGAAAGTGTATATGAAGAAGACTTAGATACAAGTGTACCAGTATCTCAATATCGACAAATATTAGATCAAAAAGGTTTAATTAGCTCGTGGCAAAAGCAAAATGAAAATCCACCAAAAGACACAAAGGCAGGTGACCCTGTAAGAAAGGCTATTAAACAACAAGCTGTTAAATTAAATTTAGACCCTACTACTAAAAAAGTTACGAACGCAGATCAACTTATGGAGTTTAGAAAAAAAGTTGATGAAATAGAACCTTATAGCATTCAAGAAAAAGTGCCTGAATTATTAAGTTCAAAAGCTATAATATCTTCTCTTAAAAGTGATCAAAGAAAAAATCCAATAATAGGACTAGATGCTAAAATAAAAACTGGAGAAGAAGTAAAATCTAGATTTGATATTACATCTTATACTAGATTCGGAGCATATCATGCTACTTTACGAGGAAAAAAAGATGGTAAAGATACACTATTAGGCTACGCACCTTCTGTTTATTTAAAAGATGTAGATTTATCGGATGTAGATTCTGCTTTATCTTTAAAAATATCTCAAAGAGCAATAACAAAAAAAGGACAAAGAGAAATAAAAGAAGGTAAAAAAACAGAAGCTAAAGCAGATAGACAAGATAAAACTCCTTTTATAACAATGAAAGGAAAATATATTGACCATGACCCTAGAAAATTAAAAGCATACGCAGAACGAGTTTTTGATAATCCAGAATGGAGTCAACTAAGTGTTAATCCTGCAAAAGCAGGTACATTTGTAAGAGTATATAAAGAGGACGGAATAACAAAATCTGTTCCAGTTACAAAAGCAGATGAAGTAATTCAAATAGGTAAGATGGTTCTTGCTAAAGGTGTAAAGGATTATCCAGGAGGATGGAAGGAATATTATAAAGCAGGAAATTTTAATGAGGGTGGCTCTGTAGAAGAACAAACTAAAAAAATGTTTGATACTGCTAAACAGTTATCTAAACAAACAGGGGTAAAGCATGAAGTAGATCATGTAAATCCTAAATCAAATGGTGGGTCAGATGATCCTAGTAACTTACAAGTATTAACAAAAGAAGAAAACTTAGTAAAAAATTCTGTACAAAGAGGAACGTATAAACCTATGATTGAAAAAATGTACGATCCTAAAAAATATCCAACATATCAAAAGGGTGGTGCTGTGGAAGATCAAACACAAAAATTATTACAAGAGGGTGGACTTAATGAGGAAGGTGGCACAGTAGATCCTGTAAGTGGTAATGATGTACCTGTAGGTTCTACACAAGAAGAAGTTAGAGATGATATACCTGCACAGCTAAGTGAAGGGGAGTTTGTATTTCCTGCTGATGTAGTTAGGTTTATAGGATTAAATAATCTTATGAAACTAAGGCAAGAAGCTAAAGAAGGTTTAGGTAAGATGGATCGTATGGGGCAGATGGGTAATTCAGAGGAGGCAGTAGAGGATGACACAGGAGAATTTGATACAGATATTGATAGTATCATTGAAGAAGTTGAAGCAGAAATGGCCGCACAGGAGTCTCCTAAAGATACCATAGAAGAATCTGAAGATAGTGATTTAAAAAAAAAGATTGAAGAGGGTGTGACAGGATTTGCTAAAGGTGGATTTGCTAGTGGTGGTCTTGAAGATGGAGAAGAAAATAAAAAAACAGTAAATCCAACAATTAATGAAGAGCTTCCTCCAACTGAAAAACCTAAAACTATAAATGAACAAGTAAGAGATTACAGATCACCTTTTGCTATGAAAAGGTTAGATCCAAGTAAAGGTATGCCTGATACTGAATCAAGTCAGATAGGTAGATCTTTATTAGGTAAAAAAGGATTTACATCAGCTAGAGATATAGTTAGTAGAAAATTTCCTGATATAGTAGATCCAACTAAAGATCCTAATATATCTACTAAAGTAGGAACATCTACTACTAATAAAATACAGCAAACTAAAGTAAAAAAAGATTTTAGTACATTTATATCAGGCCCAGAAGATTATACTAATCTAACTGGGGATGATGCTAAATCTAATATAATGAATCAATTACAACATCAAAATGAATATTTAAAAAGACAAGGACAAAGTTATCCTAATCAAACAGATATACCATTTATAAATCAATACATGGCTGATTCATTAGCACAAGCAGGTATTAAAGATCTAAGACAGTTAGGATATAAAGATGTAGAGCAACCTAAAGTATCAGCAGAATTAATTAAAAAAGGTGATAAATATTATCTTAAACCTGAAAAGGTTAGTAATCATTTAGACAGATCTAGAGAAAAATCTAAACTTATTGAAGTTTCACCTGAAGATGTAAAAACAACAAGCAGAAGTTTAGGTATGGGTGGAAAAGAAACTAAGATTGTTGGTTTAGTTCCACAAGCTCCAAAAAGAATTTTAATTAATAAAGATACAGGTGAACAAGTAGTACAAGGTAAGTATGGAGGAGAGTTAGGATACGAACAAGATACTACTAGAGCAATAGGTTATGGCATGAGATCAAAGGCTAAAGCACGAACAAATATAGAAGCAATTAATGCAGCAAATGATCCAAGAAAAGGAGTAAGATGGGGTAATACTACACAAACTGAAGGCATGACTAACTTTATGATTAGGTTTGACGAGAATGATAATGCTTTAATATATCCTGAGTATTCTGATACTTCAACAGAAAATTTAAATATGTTTGCTGCTAGTGTATTAGCAGGTGCAGCAGCTACTTATGGCCCAGGTATAATGTCTAAAGTAAGTAGTAAAATAGGTAGTGCTGTAGGTGAAAGTACTGTAAAAAGTATAGCTAATAAATTTTTACCAGAGTTTACAAAAGAAGGTATTGTTAAAGAAGTTAGTAAAAAAGCAATTAAAGAAGTAGTTAAAAAAGGAGCTACAAGTATTATGGAAAAACAATATCCTGGTGCTGGTAGAAGAAGATGAGTTAATGATTCCTCATTTAAAATAAAGAATCTATAATTGGCTACCTTATCCCCCCTTACAGGCTACGGATAGCCCCAATAAGAAGGAAGTACAAAATGGCTGAAGCAGCAGAAGTAATAGAAACACCTGAAGTTAAACCTCAGAAAAAGAAAGTAGTAGGCTTTGCTACACGATCTGCTAATAAAGAACGTATAGAACAAGAAGAAAAAGAATTAGAAGAATTAAAAAAACAGAATACAGGACAAGTTGAAGAAGAAGAAAAATCTGAACCTGAACCTGTTACAGCAGAAGAAAAAAGTTTTAAAAAAAGATATGGTGATTTAAGAAGACACTCGCAAAAGAAAGAACATGATCTTCAAAAGCAAATAGATGAGTTAAGAACTCAATTAGATGCTTCTACAAAGAAACAAATTAAGTTACCTAAATCAGAAGAAGAGTTAGATGAGTGGACTAAAGAGTACCCTGATGTAGCTAAGATTGTAGAAACAATAGCTATTAAAAAAGCTAAAGAACAATCTAAAGATTTAGAAGAAAGACTTAAACAAATTAATACAATGCAAGATGATGCATTAAGAGAGAAAGCTGAAGTAGAATTATTAAAGAAACATCCTGACTTTGTAACTATTAGAGATCAAGATGAGTTTCATACTTGGGTAGAAGAACAACCTGAGTGGGTTCAAAAAGCATTATATGAAAATGAGCATGATGCTAATTCTGCTGCAAGAGCTATTGATCTTTATAAAGCTGATATGGGTATTAGTACTAAGAAAGTAACTGCAAAAGATAAAAGTCTTGATGCAGCTAAATCTGTAGCTACTAATAAAGGTAATCCTAATACTTCATCTGAAGTAGGAACACTTAAAGAATCAGATGTAGAAAAAATGTCAGCTAGAGAATATGAAGCAAATCAGGAAGAAATAACTAAAGCCATACAAAATGGTACATTTATATATGATTTGACAGGTTCAGCAAGATAGTACTTGACATTCAAGCATTTATATTTATAACAATAGTTCAACAATTACTGTAAGTGTAGTTTGCCCCTACATGGATACCAAATTACACTTACTATTTTATAAACGCAATATAAACAATTTTCGGAATACCTGAAACTTGATTGCCCATATTATATAGCTTGTGACGGCATCTATATAATTTGCACCAATAAAGACAGCCCCTAGAATGATTGTGTAAGAAACTGCGTTGGATACTTATACTTTTTTTCAAGGAGAAATACAATGGCTTTTCCTAAAGCAACGGGCCATAACAATTTACCTAATGGTAATTTTAGCCCAGTAATATACTCGAAGCAGGTACAACTTGCTTTCCGTAAATCCTCCATAGTAGAAGATATTACCAATAGTGATTATTTTGGTGAGATTGCTAATATGGGTGATTCAGTTAAAATCATTAAAGAACCTGAAGTTTCCGTACAGGCTTACAATCGTGGTACACAGATTACTGCACAGGATCTTGATGATGAAGATTTCACATTAGTTGTTGATCAAGCTAACTACTATGCATTTAAGATGGATGATATTGAAGAAGCTCACAGTCATGTAAACTTCTTATCAATGGCATCTGATCGTGCTGCATATCGTTTAAGAGATCAATATGATCAAGATGTATTTGGTTATCTTTGTGGTTTTGAGCAATCAGCAAAACATGGTGCTGCTAATACAGCTAGAACTTCTTCTCCTGGTACTAATGCTGTTTCAACAGCAGGTGATGATGAGTTGCTAACTTCAATGAAGTTAAAGAAAGGTGACTTTGCTAACATTACTACTGGTAGTGCAGGTGAACATTCTATTCCAATAGCTTCACGTTTGCCAGGTGCTACATCAGTACCAACAGCAACTGCAAGTCCATTACAAGTAGTAGCTCGTATGAGCCGTTTACTTGATACTCAGTTTGTTGACTCAGCAAACAGATGGTTAGTAGTTGATCCTGTATTTGCTGAAATATTAAAGGACGAGGATAGCAGATTGTTTGACTCAGACTTTGGTGGATCAGGCTTACAGAATGGATTAGTGTTGAATAATCTACATGGCTTTAAAGTGTATATTTCAAACAACCTTCCATCAGTAGGAACAGGTTCTTCAACAACAGGTACAGCTAATCAAAATGCCAACTTTGGTGTTATTGTTGCTGGACATTCATCTGCTGTAGCTACTGCTCAACAGATTACTAAGACAGAAAGCTATCGAGATCCTGACAGCTTTGCTGATATCGTTCGTGGTATGCATCTTTATGGTCGTAAGATTTTAAGACCTGAAGCAATCGTTACTGCTAAATATAATACTGCTGCTTAAAGGAGAAAATAAATGGCTACAGTAGATCAATCAAGTGGTATAAATGGAGGAACACATCCTTCAAGAGCTATCCGTAAGATGCCTTACAAAATTGAAACAGATGTTAATTTAGCAACTGTTACAACCACTAAAGGTTCAGCTATCGGATCAGCAGACGTAATTCAAGTGTTGGATATTCCAGGTAAGTCTTTGGTATATGCAGCAGGACTTGAAATGGTTACACAAGGTGATGGTAAGTATACAGTAGATTTAGGTGTTGAAACTGTAGATGGTGATGTATTTGTTGATGGAGTAGATTGGGGATCAGCAATTGCTACAGGTACAATTACTCAAATGGCTGCTGCTTATCAACCTGTTGTACTTGGCTCTGATTTAACATTAGATCTTACTATTGGTAAGGCTAATACATCAGCAAGTGCTCTACCTACAACTGGTGTATTTCGTGCTTGGGCTGTTGTACAAGACATTAGTGATGACAAAGGCCCAGATGAAGTAGATCGTGACCAATTAGCTTAATGCTATATTGTTGATATATGGGTAGCTCTTGTTGAGAGGGTTACCCATTTTTTTTTAAGGAAAGATAATTGT